GAGATATCCGAGTGCATAAGCGCGAGCGCGGATATCTTGAACTTCGTGTAGTCCACCCAACTTATTCCAAGCCTTGATCGCTTGGGCTTCAAGTTCTTCACTCATTGTCTGACTCCTAAGAAAAAAAGGGGGCACTAAGGCCCCCTTTTGCTGGTGTTGAAAGTTAGGATTTGGTTTTCATGTTGGACTTGATCACCTGATCCATTTCACCAGCCTCGGCCGCCGCGATCAGCGTTTTGATCACACCGGGCAAGTCCTTGTCGGCGCCAACAACGATGTTGGGCTTCCCTTTTTGAAGTTCGACACGTTTGTTGCCGATCTTCACGTTCATCCTGACTTTTCCTTCGGGGTCACGGAAGTACCACTTCTTGATGGGCTTCTTGACTTCCTGGACTTCGCCCGCCTCGTTCTTGATCTTCCGTGTCACCTTGTACTCAGTTCCGGCAACCATCGCCTCAGCGGCTTTGAGTTGCTCACCCAGGGCGTTGATAAAACGACCACGGGCCGCGAGAACCGGGTCCACGTTGGAACCATCGGCGGGAGCAGAGAAAGAAAGTTTGGAAAGGATGGTCATTTGAGTTCTCCATAATTAGCCCTCACAGCAAAGCCTATGCCTTACTGATTGGACCGGGTTCACTTGTAAAACAGCCGTGCCCGTTTGGGGGCAACATCAACACCGTTAATGTCGGCTGAATCACCAACCAAGCACTTTCCTGATTTTTTTTGAAACTCCCTTGAAAAACCCTGCAAACACCCTGCGTAAATATGTGTATGAAACACAGACCCCTGAAAGATCGTATCCAGTGGATTTTAGACCCTGCCTCAACCCGTGAAGTTGCAGACCGTGTTGGCGTAAACGTGTCGCACATTTGGTTTATTCGTAACACTTGGAAACAACAATTTGAACGGCTCGGCTATAACCCTACAGCCGAAGACATGGCGATTATTAATGCCAGGATCAAATACAAAGACAGATTTAAAAGACAACCTGAATCAAAGCCGCTTGTGGAAAAGAAGGTAATTCATATTGATGAACTACCAAGTGACTTGCACAAAAAGAACCAGATTAATCGTGAAAACATAATCATTCACGAACGTAAACAAAGGAAACCCGGCTGGAATTTACCTGATGAACACGAACACAAACAGATACATAGATTCCGTCGAAATCCAGGCCCATCGAATAATTAGTTTTTTGATGCAGTAGCAACAGTGGAATTAGACACATAGAACAAAGAAAGACAGTGTTTCGAACGGCAGAATGCGTTGTGTGATAAATAGGTACGAAAACAAAGAAAAAAACATCAAGTCTGTTAGAAGCCCAAGCATGGTGAACAGTTGTGAATGAGGCTGAAACTGATCTGGATTAAAGTTTGATGCTCAACAGGACAGAACAATTGAATAAGTTCGACGTTCAATGAACGAATTCTCATTTGAATGTCTCAATGTTACTCAATGATACTCAATGATACTCAATGTTGTTACCATGAAGCACACAAACGGAGTTCAAAAGGAAAATGACAACAAAACATAAATCAGATTCAACTGAACATATCTACTTCAACGAGTCAGAAAACAAGCCACCAGCCAAGAGAGGCAATCCAAATTGGACTAAAGGACAGAAAAGCCCTAACCCGGTTGGGCGACCAAAGAAAGGTCAAGAAAAGACGACACTTTTGTTCAACGAACTCAAAAAAAACAAATTGGACGTTGTAAAAGAACTGGCACTTATCATTAACAGTGGGAACCTACCTGATAAAGCAAGGGGTGAACTTCTAAGTAAATTCTTGCCCTATCTTTATCCGGCCCTAAAATCTACTGACACCAACATTACTAAACAAGTTGCGAAGTATGAATTTAAGTTTGCTGATGACGACACAGAGATTTACATCGGTGGAACCAATGCTGGTGACGAGTAATCAATACTGTGAGTGTTATAATAATTATTACGTAAAAAGTGTTGATTTTATTAGGTTTTTTCCCCGTTTGTTTTTAACGTCTCTGGTTTTCTTCTTGTTTCCTGTTGTGTATTGGTACACGGGTGAACACGGAAGGCTAATCAATCCATAACGATTATCAACAAAATCACAAAGCCAATGGTGATTTTCTCGCTCATATCAGCAAGTCAGGCAGTAAAGAAAACCCGTCTAACCTTGAAAGTAAGGTTCTACCTGACAGAAAGGGGTACACCGCTGGCGCGTGACTCTGAAAATGATGTTGTATGTCACGTCTGATATTCGGCTTCCAAAACGTCCGGTATTCAAAACCTTCGGCATTCAAACCGTTTCTAACAAACCCTCGTATCTAAGGGGGTTTTTTGTCGTCAACTAAATATCAGCATGACGACAGAGACAATCGAATTACCTTTCAAACCTCGTAAATGGCAACTCCCGTTGATCAAGCCTGATGGAATGGCAAGGAACACTGTTCTTGTTGTTCATCGTCGTGCAGGGAAGACGCTGCTTTGTATTACGAAACTAATCATCGCGGCAATGACCACCGAAAACGGATTGTTCGCTTACTGCGCTCCGTATGGAAACCAAGTTAAAAACATTGCGTGGGATAATCCGAACCATTGCTTAAAACGACTAGGCGCGCTTATTCCAGGCGTGAAGATCAACAATTTGGAAATGAGTTTAACATTTCCAAATGGAAGCAAAATCTTTTGTACGGGTGTTGATAACCCGGATTCACTTAGAGGTATCGGATTAAATGGTGTCGTGTTGGACGAAGTGGCACAGATGCCAGCCGGATTATTCGGTGAAGTTATTCGTCCCGCGTTGTCAGATAAAAGAGGTTGGGCGTTATTCATTGGAACGCCCAAAGGACATAACCATTTCTATGAACTTTATAAGCGTCCGACCGAAGTAGAAAAAGGAAAACTAAAATATCCGGATTGGAAGTCAGTTCTAATCACGATCAATGACACTGATGATTGTTTAGATCCGGTTGAAATTGAATCACTCAAACAAGACCTAGAAGAAGCGGAGTTTGAACAGGAATACCTGTGTTCATTCGAAGCCGCAATCAGAGGCGCTTATTTCTCAAAACAGATTGCTGATGCTCGTTCACAGAACCGCATTACGTCTGTTCGATATGACCCGATGTACAAAGTCAACACAGCCTGGGACTTAGGTACTCGGGACGCTACAGCCGTTTGGTTTTTCCAGTTAGTCGGAAACGAAATCCGTTTGATCGACTATCAGGAATATCAGGGAATGGGCCTGATCGACATTATCAATGAAGTCGAAGGCCTGCCTTACTCCTACGGATACCACATTGGGCCTCATGATATTGGAGTCCGTGAAATGACCACGGGAACAGTCCGTTGGGAAACTGCTTACCAATTAGGTTTGAGGTTTGAGGTTTGTCCGAAACTACGTGTTAATGACGGCATCGACGCTGTTCGTAAAATCTTCCCTAGGTGTGTGTTCGATTCAATCAACACTGCCGAAGGAATTGAAAAACTCTCATTGTATCACGAAAAGATTGATCGGATTCACGGCCTACGTTCGGGCCGTCCAGATCACGATGGATCAAGCCATGCGGCGGATGCTTTTAGATACCTAGCAATTATGGTTGATGATTTGCCGGAATCAACAAAGTGGCGTCAGGAATCAATCCAAATGGACTCATACAAGTCTGATTGGGATGTTTACGACATTTTATAAATAAAAAGAAAAGGAGGCTTTATGTCGAGTTTGTTTAGTTCACCAAAAGCGCCGCCTCCGCTGCCAGCCCCTCCAATGATTGAAGACAACACAGGAGCAGAACAAGCAGCAGCGGACGAGCGTAAACGACGCCTACAGGCAATTGGCCGTAAGGCAACTGTTCTCACATCTGGATTGGGAGACACAACGGACCCTGTGACTAAGAAAGCAGAATTGCTTGGAGCGTAATGGATAAAGCAGAAGTCAAAAAATTAATTGAACGTCAGAAAGCATTAAAAGCAAAACGAACAGTTTGGGAATCTCATTGGCAGGAACTTTCAGAGTTCGTTGCACCACGACAAAACGATTTCAAAGGACAGAACACCCCAGGCGAAAAAAAGCGTAATCGCTATACGAATGGCAGACCGGAATATTTTGTTAGTGTGTTGGCTGCGACATTTGGTTCATTGCTTTCGAACCCGGCAACACAGTGGTTCAAACTCAACTTACGTGGATATGACGTAAACCAAAACATCGAAGCCAAACGATGGATGGATGAAGTTGAACAGAAGGTTGTTAGCGTATTCACGAACAGTAATTTCACGCAGGAAGTTGATCGGGTTTATCAGGACTTGGCTGTGTTCGGAACGGCGTTGCTTTATTGCGAGGAAGACGACGACGAGTTTGTACGGTTTTCAGCACGATCAGTTAGCGAGTGTTTGATTGATGTAAATGACAAAGGCGATGTTGATACCGTCTTCCGTATTTTTATGATGCCGCTTCGGCAGATCGCTCAAAAGTTTGGGTTTGAAAACTTGAGTGACGACATGAAGAAACAAACCAACAAAAATCCAGATAAGGAATACCGTGTAATCCACGCATGCTATCCGCGTTTCTATTTCGATCCTAACAAGACCGACTCAAAGAATATGCCTTGGGTATCTTGTTGGTTAACAGAAGAAGGAACCTGTTT